AGAAAACTTGATTATATGCTTGTACTTTAACTAAAGAGTCGAATTCAGAGTCAGGATAAAATCTAAGATTAATATCGGATCCACTTATTTCTCCTCCAAATGTTCCAATACCAGTTGTAGAACCAGCAGAAACAAAAGGATATTGGACTGTTAAAATATCATCCTCATCTCTTATTGAAATAACTTGATGAATTGCAGATGTTTTACCACATGAAACTCTTACAAGAGATTTCACTGAACTATCAATAGTTTTGTTTATTGTTGCATATGTTATTGTACTTGCAGTTCCAGTTACATAATTAGATTCAAGTCTCGCACTTCTTTCAAAACCCGCTGGTTGACCCTCAACAGAAAATCTATAAGTTCCTATTCCAGCAGTAACAGTTCCTAACCCAACAATATTAGCTCTTACATTTAATGTAGTTGCTCCATCATTTTCACATTGTAGTTTAATAAAATCATTTTCAAATCTAGCAGTTATAACTCCTACAACTGAATTACTTAAACCTGATAAAGTATCGATATATGATTGTGATATCGTGGTATCTATACCGTCAAAATCAATAATTACTTCGTTATAATTAATTTCTTTAGTAAAACTATCCTCAACAAAAATATTTGCATAAAGACCGTTAAAATCATCCTTAGAAAATTGAGCTATTGTTGTAGTTGTAAATCCTGGTGAGGCAATATTAACACCTGTTAAATCAATATTTCCAATTGAATTTGTTGATATACCTGCTAAATCTGTATTAAAATCAGTTTTTAATATTTTAATATCATGATCCTTTGTAAATTTTTCTGTTGGAGTAAATATTAAATTTTTATCACCATCAATAGCAATTTCAGTGCTAAATTCTCCTAACTCTAAAGTAGTAAAATCACTTGTTTTGACAAGTAGATAAGCATCATCTGTAGTAGTTAAAACTACCAATTCTGAAAGTTGAGTGTCTAAAGTATCTGGATCTACTATTTGAATTATATAATTTGCAAAATCCTCTTCTAAAAGTTCAATTAAAGTATTATTTTCTTGGAATCCAGTGCTAGAAAATTTATTACTAATATCATCATGAACCAATACTCTGTTTGTTTTACATCTAGTAAAATCTGTTAATACCTTATTCGATAGTTCTACAAATTTAGAACTATTAATTCTGGTATCAAAATCTCTTACAAAATCAAAATTATTGATAGCATCAACTCTTTGTTTATCTTCAAGTCCAAGAACATTATTTACATCTAATACAATTAAGTCTTTTGTTAATGCAGTTGTGCCAACTCCAACATTTACTTGACTTTCGATAGATGTATCTGAGAAATTTTTGAGTCCAGCAGGATGAACTAATCTATTTACTGGATTAACAAATTTTTCCCATTCAATTGGACTTTTTACGGTATATGATAAATTCTGATAGTAATCATTATTGGGAATTACCTGATAATCTTCATTTAATTTACCAATATCATCTATCCAACCATATTCTTGACGATTAGAAAAATTAGTTTTAAATTTTGCATTATTTTCTATTACACTTGTTACTTCAGCAGATACACCAGTTAATTTTCCTCTAATATTATCACCAGACTTTATTTCAAATTTTCCATCTAATTTAATGTAATCATCTCTTATTTCTACGACTTTCAAATCAGTTGATTGATTATTTACAAGAATTTTTTCACTTAATTCAAAAACACCTCTTGTTAATTTTGGTTCAAGTATGGGATACTTATTTTTATTGACGATAGTTGCATATCCAGATTGAAATGTTTTTGCAATACCAGGATTAGTAGTCAGACCTGCCAAACTAAATTTAAGAATAGCTTGTGTACCAGCAATATAATCTTGAATAGTAAAGAACTGATAATTGTAATTTTCAGAATTGAATCCATCACCCTCAACGATTCCACCAGATATACCACCTTGAGTTGCACCTACACCAGTTTCACCTATTCGTTGTATGCCTTCAACAAATATCTTGTCGCCAATAGAAAATGGTTGAGGATCAACAAATCCATTCATAGGTGTTTCAAGGAAACAAGTTACCAAACCAGAACTACTTGATTGCATTGAACCAATACCAATACCATTTGAATTATTGACTGCAATAATGGTATGATTTACAGAATCTAATCCTGTAACAGGTGCTAAAACTTTAACATCAGATATAGTTTGATTTGGTGCAATCGCAACTATCGAAGAAGTATCCATGACTTTGTTCGATGTTGGATTGAATACTACTAAATTAGGTGCATTTATATAATCAGAACCTCCATCAATTATATTAACAGTTTCAATAACATCAAGATTATCAATATTTACAACTGGAGATATAAATGCCTCTGGACTCAAAGTTTTATCTGAGGAATATTCATATCCAATATCAACTATTCTTGTATCTTTAATTCTACCTATAGAAGTTGAAACTGCTACTATATTTGCATTTTTTCCGATAGTGCTTGTGACAGATTTAAATTTAGGTAAAGATTTATAATTAAATCCAGATGATAAAATTTTTAAATCTTTTATACTCCCAAGCACATTTTTAGATTTAGTTGAATATTCTAACTTGTCACAATCAGAACTTAAATATGTTGTGAATTCTGGGACTTTAGGTGAAATATCAAAAGTATTATCTGTAACATTAAAAATACCATATTCACCATTGTAAGCACTATCAATAAATCTAATTTCTGAATAATTTTGAACTTCTGTATCAGATGTGCTAATGTATCCTCCCTTTGATAATCCATAATATAATTTTTCTGGAGTTGATTTAGAGAATTGGACTGTTAACTCAGCACCATCCATTCCTACAGTCCCAACACCTATTACATTGAAAATAGTTGAATCTTGTGAACTTAAATATTCGTTAGTTAAATTTTTATCATAAAATAATTTAAAATCAAAATTGGATAAAGTTGTACTTGATAATCCAAAAGTTAATTTAGAATTTTTTACAATATTGATTTTTGGATTTATTAAAGATACAGATTGATTTGCTCCACCTGTATTAGCTGTAATTGAAACAATTTTGACTGGTGTAGAATTTAAATCTGATAAAGTTTCTGTGAATTGGAAATATCTATCGCTAATTTTGTTTACAAAATAAGAACCTGTAGATAATCCTGTTGCATTACCATCATAGAAAACTTTATCTCCTGTCTGTAGTCCATGATCAGTAATATCAATCTGATTTGTTTCAACATCAGCAGCAGTAAATTTAATAGGATTTATTAATAATTTTTCAAATTCAGAATTATAATTGACTGATATTGGATTTGTTGTTCCTATACCTACAGATAAATTTGGAACTACATTCATTTTTACAATATCACCTTCAAGAAGATTATGAGTTGTAGTATCCGCTGCAGATACATTAGTAGTTACAGTTGTAGTGATTTTATCAATATCACCCGTAACCTGTTTAAAGTTTGATTCAAAGAAATATGTGCCAGAGTTAATTCCACTTGTAGAACCTTTTGAATAAAAATATAAACCTTCACTAGTACTACCAATTCCAACTTTAGTTGTTAAAATTCCAACGTAATTTTCACCTTTATCTATTATGTAAACATCAATAGAATCATTTCCTATATGTGGAACTTTAAATTCAGGTGTGTTAGGTGTTCTACCAACATCAAATCTATTTGCACCAACTCTCTTATTTAATGTAACTTTTTGACCAGTTTTAAATGGATGATTTGGTATGTGTATAGTTCTTGTAGGTATTGAAAGATTTTCTTTTATATCTCCAACAACATATTCTACAGTTGTAGCACTTCCAGATGTAGTGCCTAATCCAACTGATTGAGGACCATTAAAGTAAATAATATCATTTACTTCAGACTCAAATTTTTTCGTTTTAACTGGTATACTAATTTTATTGTTTAAAACATCAATATTAGAACCTAAAGTATGAGCGATTCCAGTATGTCTTAAAACTCTTATTACCTTTTGTATATCATAGAGATTTAAAACTTTTAGAGTTTCATTTCCTACTCTTAATGAACCTCCAACAGCAACTGAATTAGGAATATTAGTAACGTAAATGTCTTCAATCTTTCCATTTACATTTCCCACTGACATTGTTTTTGCTAAACCAATCGTATCAGTTGAAATTCCTACAGTAAAAGATCCAGATAAATTTACGATAGATGTGCTAAGTCCTGATACATCAACAGAACTTTTGTCATTTAATTCAACAAAAGGTAGATAATTTGCTTCAACCTCACTATCATTTTTCCATTCAAAAACTAGATTTTCAAATCTCTCTAAAGTCGTATCTATCCTAGAAACACCTAATCCTACAATTTCGTCAACTTCAGCACTTAGACCAGAACCATCAGTATTAGTATCATCAAAATTTACTAAATCTCCTACTTTATATCCCAATCCACCATCTAAAATTAATAAATTATCAACATCACCTCTAGTAACTGATTCAACTTTAGTTTTTTGTCTTATTGTTTCATTCGATTCAATTATAAAATCATTACCACCAAACTCTTCATTTGACAAATATGGTAAAGTATTTCTTAATAAATTTGAATTGTTAAAATCAAAATCTTGAGTTAATGTAAGATTATCATTTAAAATTGGTGATCTATAACTTTTACCTACAAAGTAGGGATACTTTCCTTCAATTTCATTTGACTCTGTACTTAAACCAACTGAAGTAAAGTAAGCATAAATTCCATTAGGAAATTCTGGAGTTTTACAAAATCTTCCATTATGAATATCTAAATCACCACTTCCTTCAAACACATAATCTTCAATGAAAAATCCATCTTTAAATCCTGATGGTCTATTTGTTAATTTATTTACATCTAGTTTAAATGAAGTAGATATTATCTTTAAATCTGAATTAATATCATCTGAATCGGAATATCCAAAAGGTCCATAAATTGGATTACCATCATATGCCCATCCAATAATAGGGGAATGACTTGTTATTTGATTAAATTCACCATTTTCACTAACTGAAAAACTATCTTCTAGAGTTTTAGCAATACTCTGAGAATATCCAAATACACCTAAACTTAATGAGTTTTCTCTTGACGTTAAACTGAAATCTCCAAATCTTTCTTTATCATTTAAGGTTAAACTTCTAACTCTAGCACTAAATCCAGCATTAGAACCTCTTGCCACTAGACTAGCATTAACACTTGCGGAACTATATCCAATACCAGAGCTGATGACAATCGCATCTACTATTTGTCCATTCTCTACAATAGGTCTTATAATTGCACCTACTCCTCCTCCAGTGTCACTAACAACTACGTCTGGTGTTGAACTATACTCACTACCTCTGTTGACAACTGCAACACTATCTACTTTTCCATTAACTATAACAGGTTTTAATGCTCCATTTTTACCGTTTAGAATTTTTATTTCAGGTATTACTTGATGATTTAATATTGAAGAACCATAATTACTACCTTTTTCATAAAGATATGCGTCTGTTATTTCACCAGTTACTTTTGGTGTTAAATTAAATGTACCTGTAACAGTCGATCCAAATGAAACTTCAATATTAACCTTAATATCTGGATATTTGAATACGTGGTATCCTGAACCAGTAGAAGTTAAATTTACAAATTTGTTTCTTTCATAATCTAATGCACTTGTTCCACCAATACCAGCATTTGAAAGTTTAAAAGTATCGTCATCAATTTTCTTAACTTGATAAGATAAAGTTGTGCTTAAACCTGCAATTGGATTATCTGATGAATATTCAACTATTTCTCCACTTAAAAATCCATGATTTTTAAAATTAATTGTATCATATGATGTTGAAATACCTGAAGGTTTTACTCTTAATTTACGATGAGTGTATCCTGAACCAGAATTGATAACCTTAACAGCTATTAAAGAATTTTTATTTTCAGTTCTAAATCTATGAATACCACTAGCAGAAGAATCAGTTGATAATCCAACTGTATTAATACCAGCCGAACCTGAAAGAGCATCACTCTTACTATTAAAAATACGAACAGTGGTAGGATTGACAACTCTTACAAAATAAGGATCACCATCCGCTAGAGTTCCTGTAATTGTATTTGTACCATCATACGCATCACCTATACCTATTGGTGTATTACCATTACTACTATAAAAAACTAATTGTCCGTTCTCTAAATTATGTTTTTTCTTGAAAGTTATAGTTTCATCATTAATATCAATTCCACCATTAAAAAATATATTTCTACTATCAAAATCTAAAAATCTATTTCTAATACCCACTACTGGTTGAAGTATACAACCAGAACCATTTCCTCCTGTTACGAAAACACTGGTTACTGATTCAATGTCAAATTCTTGAGGATCAACAATAACTTCTTTAATATCTCCAACTATAACTGGCTCAACCAAAGCGGTAACTCCAGATGAGGATTCTACAGTTACAGATGGTGGATTCACTACGTCATAATCCCTTCCCGAATTAATAACGTCAATGGATTCAAGAGGTCCAAAATATATTTTATTATCCGATATTGGTGATCTAATTTGAACACCATCTCTTAATATTCCAATATCATTTAAAGGTGTGTCATGATTAGAGGATACGAATAAGTTTTGAGATAATGGAATTCTTCTTAAAATTTTATCTACATCTAATTTTTTATTAGCATGTTTTTGTAAAATAAAATTATGACCTATAGAAGTTCCAATACCGACCTGAATAGTGCTAGCTGAACCAATTTGATTAGCAGATTGATATAATGCTATTTTTGATATGCTCTGATTCGCAGGAGGAATGACAGGATCAACATAGTAAGTTCTCCCAGACTCTAAACCAGATAATACTTCTGTTTCGGGGGAATATACAACAGCATCACCTTGAATAAACTTAATATTTTGGTTAGCTGCTGGTGAAAATTGAATGAAACTATAAGTATTTGTAATAGAATTAAAACCGTCTAAATTACTCCCTGTTGTAGTTTCTTTTATTACATCAACATCAATATTATAATTTGGTAATGAATTAGATGCTACATATCCATCTTTATCATCATCAGTGTAAACATTTAAAACGTCACTTATTAATACATTATTACCTTCTTTTATTTCGACACCTGAACTAGAGGCAGTTTCAATTTTTCTTCTTATATCATAAAATTGATTTGTTACTGTAGTAAATCCAGAAACATTTTGAGCTGTAATTTGATTTAAGTTAGTATTAATATTCTTGACATCAAAAGAACCTTCAATGACTTGTTCATTTCTTCTTAAAATATCAAAAGAATCACCAACTTTTAAACTTGATTTATCGATAGGTGTTTTTAATGTGAAAGTAGATCCTACAACATCAACTTGAAATCTAGAACTCGTATTATATTTCCAAGAATTAGCGAATATTTGTTTATATGTTTCA